GTGCTAGCAAAAGAAACAAAACTTACAAGATTAGTACCGTCTCCGAACTTATCGTATATCTCGTTAAAATTATCATTAATCTTAATAGTCCCTGCCAATAGGGTATCGCCCGTCCCATCATTCGGAGCAGAACCAGTACTAATCCCTTGTTTAGCCATTACTTAAAAAACGTTTTCTTTTTATTTATAGTTAATATGGAGGGTTATCATCAAGAGTCACAGAAGTATCGGAAACTTTGATAACTGTGGAGTTTGATCTATTGGTGTCATAGAAGAAATTATTATCAACAGTATTTTCAATTTCTGCTGTTCTTGCGTTAACAAATGTAGCATCTCCTATTTGTTGAACCTTAACAAATTCATCCTCTAATTTAAGAACATCACCTTTAGCAAGTGATCCAATTCCAGCACTAATAGTTATAGTTTCTGTATTGACACCAACAGTTTCAGATACTGTTACTTCCAGTCTCTTGTTTGTCAGTGGAGTTTGAATTATATTATCCACCATAATTAAAGCCTGTTTGTTAGGCTCAGTGACTGATAACACATGTGTACCAGTTCCTAATGAAGTAAAATCAAATGGTAATGATGTAGAGAATCCAGCAAGTCTGAATTTCAAATCATCTACCTTCTGAACAAACATTAAATCAGGCATCTTGTCTGCGCCACATTCTACAGGAGTCAATGTTATATTATCGCCTGGAGTTACTCCACCAATATATGTCCCTGCAATAGAGATTGTATTAGTAGTTGCATATCCAGTTCCACCAGTAACAACACTTACACCAGAGATGTCTAAGTTGCCATCTCTACTTACGTTGAATGTTGCTCCTGATCCACCACCATCACTAGTCGAAGGAATATTAGTATAAGTTGTTTCTATTCCAACTCTTGATCCTGTTGTTTTAGTTACAGGGAATGTCAAGTTGTTTGCTGGTGTGGCACCACCAAGATATGTACCAGCAATACTTACGTTATCACCCACAATGTAATCTCTACCACCGTTGATTAGAGTGACAGCAGTAGATATACATTGACCAGTAGTTTGATCAAAGTCAAACTTAACTTGGAAGATAGAACCACTACCACTTCCTCCTGTGCCAGGAACACCTCCATCTGCATTGCCAAATCCATATATTCTGAATAGAGCGCCTGGAGGATTTTCTGTTACGGCAGTTCCTGTTACGGGGCCTGGAATTTGAACATTATATCCGTTTTCATACATTGAACTTCCACCAATACCAGATGTTACAACAGACATAACAATGTCCTTTGGCCCTGTAGTATGAGATGTAGTTGCAATACTTATCCTATCACCACCCTGAGTATTTAATCTAACTGGTTGACCAGTTTGGAAATCATGGTTTTGTATCTGTATAACGTTAAGTAAAAGATCTACGTCAGTGAATACTCCAGCTGCAGCAAATGATTTTTTGAATACTGGTTTTCCACCAGTAGAAAGTTGGAACTGTTTACTACCAACTAGAGTTCCTGTTCTATCATGTCTGCCATTAAAACCAGAGGAGATATCATCCAAATTCAAGACCTTATTAGTCTTGTTCATAATGAAACTCTTGATTGGTCTGCCTTCTGGGAAGAAAATTCTTTGAACCGATCCATCAGGTAAAGGATCATCTTCGGTGACTATGGCAAAATTATCTCTCTTACCCATGTACATATCACTATCAATATTCAATATCAAGTCAACTTTGGTGTCAACTGCTTGAACTTTCATGTTGGTGGACTTGGCAATCCCTACAGTAGGAGCATTTACAATAGGATCACTCTCTACAATAAGATCAGAGAACTCTAAGAAACCTGATGGGTGAACAATAGATTTTACAGACTCTTTCCAAGTATCATATGGCAATTTACTCTTGATTGAATAAGAGAACTTCTGGAAGTAGTAGTTGTCAGATAATCTTTGACTGAAATCATTAAGAATACCAATATTCATGTCATTCTTAGAAACCTTGTCTCTAGTAACCCCAAGAGTGGTATCAATGCTAAATTTGTTTACATCTCTTACCTCTCCTTTTAGTTTCGATACTTCACCAAATAAAACATCACCAGATGCTAAAGTTCCTAAAGTATCTCTAAGTCTTAGTTGACCAATATTAACATTCCAACCATTCTCCGCTACAAATCCTTCAAATCTTGTAGATGTTACTTTTTCTCCAGATAAGAATTTAGCATCTTCAATGATAGTCATATTAAACTTCGCCATATCGTTGAAGTTTACGATAGATCCTAATGTAAAGTCATCGTCATATGTTCCTAGTGTTACTGTTGAAATGCCAGGTGCATTTGCCATATCAAACTCAATAGTTGCATTTGATGTATTAACACCTGTAACTGTGTAGAATGAGAAGTCGTAATCAGCAGAGTTGAAGTTTGCATCTCCATTAAGCACTGAATCAGGTTTCAATCTACAACCCTCAACAAATACCTTGTCTCCTATAGCAAAAGGTAACTTGGTTTCGGTAGATGCGAATCCAGTTGTTACTGGTATATTAAATTGTGCATCTAATAACAACTCAGCAGTAACAGTAGTTCCACTATGAGTGATATTGTCTATATCATAACCATTTGAGTTATCAGTTGTAATGATACTGAGTGGTTCTTTAAATTCAAAAGCGTTCTTGATTATTTCTACTTTATCAACAGATCCACCTACCACATGTGCTGCAATCTGCACATTACTATTTCCTCTAACTGCAAGTGTGGGTGGTTGATTATATCTTCTTCCTCCATCGGTTACTTGGATTTCATCCATCCTAGCAATACCACTTACTTCAACAATGGCAGGAACACTAAGGAATGGAAGTAAAGTAGGATCAGTCGGATAATCAAATCCATCTTTTATCCTTTCAATAAGATCAATCTTGCCAATATCTGGAGAAGATACTTTTACAATCGCATCTTTACCTTGAGAGCTCTGAAAACCAATAACTCTTGGTAATATGGTGTATCCTCTGCCTGGGAAGTTTATCTTAGTATTAAAGATAGGCCCTCTAGCAGTTGGAGAAGTTGTACTGTATGTGATCGTACTTACACCAGTTCTAGAAACAAATTTTTGAGATTCTAATGGTCTTTGCTTCAAATTGAAACTAAAGTTAGTATCATCAGTCTTAATTATGACATGTTCGTTTCTAATTACAGTATTATTGAATGTAATGTTGTTTCTACCAGTTACATCAGTATCAGAAGATCCAAATGTCTTTCTGGCATCGGAAGGAACTACAGGTGTAAGATTATAGAAGGTTTTACTTGGCCAATCAGTATCTGTCTTGATAGTAACTGTAGCATCAACGTTTCCAGAGATTCCAGATCTAGTAATGTTAAATCCTGTTGCTTCTGTACCATTAACATCTAGTTTATTATTAAAATTAATGTCACTAAAGAAGTCTAATCTCATGTCAAGCAAACTTTGATCAGAAACATCAAATGTGACAGTATTACCAGTAGTGAAGGTAAGTGCTGGATTAATCTTAGCAAGGAAACTTAAATTGTTAGCACTCGATGTCGTTACTGTTGATATAGAAATTGGATTGGAGTCAAATACATCAGATTTGTACTTACACAGTTTTATAAAGTCGGTATTTTCTCTAAGAACAAAATATGTCTCATTATTGATCAATCCATCGATTGTATTTCCATTATCATAGTAAACAACCTTATCGCCGCTCTGTAAATCATGATCATTGATGTTTATTTCAGTTAGATCAGCAGAAAAACTTGTATATGTGAATCCTACTCGTTTTGTAGTTACTTTAGCAAGAACTGGGTCATATCTAATGATTGTGGATTCAGTATCTTTAGGTAAAGCGTCTATTCTTATTATATCTCCAGTTTCTAGTCCATGATCCGATGCAACTCCTACTTTTCCAAAGAATTTCTCAACTTTAGAATTTACTTTCTCAAAAGTAGTTGCAAGAGAATGTGCAAATCCAGAATTAGATGCAACATTGTAGAACCACACAGCATCACCAGTTGTAGGGAATCCTAGAGTTGCTATACCAATATAATCTTGTTCAAAATTAATCGCATAGACATCTCCATCAGGCAAAACTTCAGTTCCAACACCAGATGTTGCACCAGCAGCGACTTTTGCCCAAACAAGAGATGTTCCACCAATACCCATGTTATAAACAAGTTTTTGACCAGTAAAGAACTTATGATTTTTGATGTAGATTCTTTGTTGTGGTACAAATCTGTTTTCTATGGTTTGTACTGTACTTAAACCTGTAAGTGGCAACGTATAGTGAGTTCCTGTAGATCCAACACCGACTGTTTGTTGTGGATTGAAGTAAGTGATATAATTTTCAAATGTAAATCTAGTTACAGTTGAATTGCCAACAGGGAAAGAGAACTTATTGGGTTTCAGTATAACATTGTTAGTTCCAGCTGCATGAGTCATAGCAGCACCAACAAAGTTTTCCCTATTTACAAATAATCTAGAGAACTGTTCGTCTACTCCAGTAACAATGAATTTTTCAGTTCCAATACCTATTGTGTCACTAGGAGCAAACCCAGTTGTATCAGTAACAAAGATTGAGGTGCTTACACCTGTGTTAGTTACGTTATCTAAGAATGTTGTTAAACCTACAGATCTACTTACAACAGAAACTTTTTTTGTACCATTAAACTCAGTGAACTGAGATGTGTTTATACCACTTATTAGTACAGTTTCACCATCAATGATATCGTGTGGCTCTGTCGTAACACCTATAATTTCTTTTTTGTTTAATCTAAGTGTAGTATTGACAAATGTTGATACACCTATTTCTACAGTGTCAACTTGCTTTCCTAGTATTTCACTTACTACAATATTTGTACCTGATCCGTTAGTTCCAGTATTATCCAAAGATAGAGTGTCATCTATCTTATAGCCATCACCTTTAGCAAATACAGTAACAGATGTAATACCAGCACTTCTAGTTTTTGTAATTTCAAACTCTTGTTTCAGTGCATCTCTAACATCATCTATAAGTTCATAATTAGAATTACCAAATGTTAGATAGTATGGCGATATGTTTCTAGTAAGATTTCTAGAAATAATATCAATGTCTTGGTTGAAGAAAGTTACAAAGTTTTCCTCTATAGGAGTATCTTTAAATTTACTTCCAAGTAGATATGGGTATTTTGGTTTAGCAACACCACTAGAATCAATATCAACACTGTAGAAGTAAGCATATGTTCCATCAGGGAACTGTGGGGTGACACAATATCTACCACCGAACTCGTCTAGGTCGCCAGAGTTGTCAAAGATGTAATCATTAACAAAGTATCCAAAAGCAAAGCCAGGAGGTCTTATACCCGATAGTATCGCAGTATTAAGAATATACCCTGACTGCAATCTTCTGATAGCACCTCCGTCTGGATTTTGATAACCATATGGGCCATAGATTGGATTACCATCATAAGCAAATCCCAATATTGGAGAGTGGAAAGCATTAGGTGTTTCTAAGTTACCAGAATCAATGTTATCTCCAAGTTGATATCTCAACTTTTGTGGAGGATACATCCCTATAGTTTGTAATTGATATTCTGGATTTGTACTTGGTTTAGTTAATATAGAATCTTCATCACTAATGATATTTTCATTTTTCTGAACTTGGTTGATTTTCCACTCTTTTATGTTAGCAATGAACTTAGCAGACTTACCTCTGTTTCTTAAATCTAGAGTTGTATCACTACTTCTATATCCAACACCACCATCAAGGATCTGAACACCTGTTATTCTATTGTTGGTAATAATTGGTCTTATATCAGCAAAGCTTCCTGTAGGACTGTATATGTTGATGTCAGAGTCTTCTCTATAACCTTGACCAGAAGCAAGAATTTGAACATCTACGATAGATCCGCCAACAATAATTGGTTTTAGTAAAGCTTGGAATACAATAGTTGATATACCAACATTGGGTCTTCTGTGAAAGTCCATGATGTTAGTACAGCCATATCCAATACCACCTTCCTCAAGATATACGTTGTCAACTGATCCTAGAACCAGTGGGTCTATCTCAGGTTGTATTACCGTTGTGCTACCAATAGCAGATAAACTTTCAATCTTTACCACTATAGGTGGATACTTTATAGTATGTTTACCACTACCCAAACTGCGAATTACAGCGGTTTTATTTTTGTTATAATTCGTAAGATTTCTCTGTGTTGAAACACCAACATCACATAACTTGAATTTGTTAGTGTCAATAACTTTTACAGCGTACTGAGTTGTTGTAGACAATCCACTTGCCACTGTTCCTGTTGAAGAGTATTCAACAATTTCACCATTTTGGAAATGGTGATCATATGCAAGAATATAATCATCAGATGTGCTTATACCAGATTGAACATCTCCATTTACAGGTCTTGCTGGAACAATTACTTTTCTATTTGAATATCCAGAACCAGATTCTTTTACATAGATTTTTGTAATTGTATTTTTTGCTTCCAAAGAAGTAAACTTATGGAAACCAAAACTTATGTTTCCAATATTAACGGTATTGATACCTGTTTTTGCATCCTCTGGTGTATTGTGTAATTTTATTGTCTTTTCATCTACGACACTGGCATAGTAAGTAGATCCACTAACAACGTTGACGATAGGAGTATTTCCTCTAGCATCGTAAACTATACCTTCACCTACTTCAAAATTATGTCTCTCTTGGAAGGTGACAGTTTCAGCAGTAGTATTAACAGAAGATCCATCTGCTTTAAAGTTAGCAACAATAGCGCCTCTAACAAGATTAGATTCTAAAACAGCACCAGATCCATTACCACCTTCTACAGTAATCTTTGGCTTTTCTTGATATCCAATACCAGGCGTTACTAATTTAATTTCTTTAAAAGATCCTACTATGTTGGCATGAGCAATTGCACCAGTTCCTTGAGCATCATTGATAACCACAGGAGGGCCTGATATTACATCATAATCTGTGCCTGGATTAGTTACTTTTATTTCAGTAATGTTACCATGAAATATCTGTTCATCAAAAACTGTAGGAGGAAACAATTCCACACCATTAGCCATTAGACCTATTGGTCTATTGTTTATCCTTCTCTTATTAGGATCATCAAATAAATTAGAAGTTCTATTAAATGGATATTTCCTAATTATCTTTTGATTCTTTAGTGTTTTATTTTCCCATCCAGATTTGTATATGAATTGTCCAGAGGTTCCAGTTCTTACAGCAATATACTTTTGAGCAAATACGTCAGCACCACTGAATGATAGATAAAATTCAGTTTGGTTGATTGCAGTTACAAAGTAGACACCAGTGTTGATTCCACTATTTGTTGTATTGTCCCAATAAATCTTATCACCAGTTACATAGTTATGTGGAAGAGGTGGTGGCGACGCCAGAGTGACGTTGGTGGAGTCAAAAGACTGAATAGTGTAAGTAAACCCACCACCAAAGAGAGGAGTGCCGTCAGACCCTGTGGCTTCCACTGTGCTTGTCTTTATAAAGACCTTATTATCTGTGGCAAAGATAGGATAGTTAGGTAGACCAGCTGAAGTGACATAGAAGAACTCTTCATTCTTGTCTAAGTAACTATTCTGAATACCAACAGGAAAATTAGAAACTTCTGTAAAGTAATTAGAGTTATGAGATGCTTTAGTAACAGTTTTAGTAATTACAGACGCATTTACAGGAATACCACCAGTTGCTTGAACAACTATGGTATTTGAATAAATTTGTTCTACGTTTGTTGACGCATATTCAATTTCTTTGACCCTTATTTCAGATGAATCGCCATTATCATTTTTTACAATTAAAATTTCGTCAATATAGAAAACACAAGAGTCAAATATGTTAATTCTGTAAGTATTGACGTTTACTTGACTAACATTTGAAATATCATGACTTGATGGGATGTTGTATATCCAATTATTGAATTTTGGATTATCTCCTAAGTCTTTACCGAAAGAAAGCAACTTGAGATTGTCCCCAATTTGCATATTTGTAGATTTACTTGTATCTACTTCATCAATTACGTTTACAAGTCTGAATTGGAGTAAAGATGTTTGCCCAAATCCAGCATATGCGTATGCTAACTTATTTTCAAGTATATCTGCACCAAAAACTAGAGAAGTCGTAATACCAGTAACTCCTAAGAACTGATTTATCGTTTTATCAGTATATCTTAGTGTTATAAAGTTTTCACCAACTCTTGGCTTAACTAAAAGAGTACCACTTTGTCCAAATCCTACTGTAGAGTCAACAACTAGAGTCTCAGCGGTTGTTGGTGTCTCTTCTAGAGCTTTAGTTTTACCAGGCACTTGAAATGACCCATCAAATGATGTTGAGTCAAGTGATATCTCGTAAAAATCAGTTTGATTGATTGGTCGATACTCTACATTGTAAATTGAAGCACTTGCAGTTCCAATTCCAGCAATATCTTGATATAAGAAGTTACCTACAGTCTCTAATGGTTGTCCGCCAAACAAATTTTCAACAAGAACGTGTTTAGTTTTGAAATATACGTTATCTGAGGGTACAATCGTATTCTCGATTGGTTTGAGAATCTCAATATCCTCACCATACAATAATTTGAAGAGAATCTGATATGAAGAGTCAGTTCCCTTTGACATATAGAAGTCTTTTGCTCTTGTAAGTATGTTGGTAACAGATGTACCACTTACAAAATTTCTATTTTCAAAGCCAGGAAGAAATTCTGTTTTAAATTTAGTAAAGAAAGTCTGTAGAAACAGATTACTTAAATTTATTACTGTTGCACCAGTTAAATGAACTTCAGCTTCAGTGTCTGCAAAGTTAAGATACTCTGCAGCATCTTCTCTTGATATCTGATCGATGCCACTGAATCCTCTAGCACATCCAAGAAACTCTGTAGAGGTTTTAGATGTATATGTGATAATCTCATTGTCTATCTTCAATAAACCGTAAGTATCTGGCCAACCAGTGGTAGATGTTACTGATATTGAGGTGTCACCAGCATAAGCATTCAATGTAAGAGTTGTAGAAGGCACTAAACTCTCATTATTGAAAGCACCTATCTTTCTATACTCAGGTAAATTGTTAGCCAAGTCAGCCAAACCAGATTGATGTTCCTGAGACTGATAATACTGATCTAAAAACTTGACAAATAAAGGAGATTCCTGAACGAGAAATTCAGGAATCTGTGATTCTATCACATGAGAGATTTTGACTCTTTTGATATCGGTCATTTATCTTGTATAGATTGATTCGCTAGCGTAACTAGAAGTTGTGACGTATGATGTTGCAGATGTATTTTCTCCAGAGGAAACAACATCAGGTAAAGCATTAACTGTGCTGTTTGAAACATCTAATTGTAAATACAAATCTTTCAGAGCGATGATGTCGTTGGAATCGGGTATTGCTTCAACTTCAATAAGTCCACTTTCCAACATTGCACCTGTTATATTTACCACATCCAAATTAATCTCGCCGTGAAGGTAATCTACAGTTCCAGCATCATTCTTAACGATTAGTGGGATATTGTTTACAAGTTTGAAGAATACTAATTTTCCAACAGTTGTCCCAGAAGTAGGAATATCGCCCAAATATAAAACTCCGTCAATGCCACTGACTGTAAATCCACTAGATCGTACGCCGTATCCATTTGGCTGTTCGTAAAAGGCATTTCCGTAGCAAAGTTCATAAGTTGCAAAAGTATTTAACTCAGGAGTGATATCTCTTCTCATTTTTACTCTTGTTATGTTGGAAGTAACACCTCTAGCAGAGTCATCAATCAATCCTACAATTTTACTATACTTAAATCTACCACCAAAAGCATTAATATCGGATGAGTTAGAATATGTTGTCAATGTTCTAGTAACAGAACTAAGTAATTCAGTGGCATCTGATGTTGCGTTTGTATTATAGTAAACAGAAGTATCTAATTCTACATACAAGTATTTTAAGTCAATAATTTCTGGTTTGATACCAGCAATTGAATATTGTTTAAGTTGCCTAGAGATATCGTCCTTTGTGATTTGTGAAAGGAAAGAACCATTCTTCGGTTTTATCGAAATAAAGACTTTTCCATACTCAGGTGGATCTAACTCTTCTCCACCATAGGCGGTCACTGATTCAACGTTAGGATATACGAATGGAATTATACCTGTGTAGTCATTGGCGGTCACTGCACGGTATTGTGACGAGTATATACGAGGTGCTAGATATTTGATCGAACTAACATCTTCAATATTATCGCCCATATCAGCTTTTTGCTGAGTTGTGAGGATTGAGATGCCGTCAGTGATTGTTCTATCAGTATCATCTTTCAAAATACCAACAAATGAGAAATTTTTAGCTCCATTTCCCAATTTTCCGTTAGTTACAATATAAGTTACAGTAATTACTCCCCCAGCTGGCGGTTTTTTACCAATAATTCCATCACCAAACAAAATTTCGTATTGTTCATCTTCAATTTCTTGAATTAGGAACAATTTAGAGGTCGAATCCACCTTCAAAATGTTATTGTAGAGCGTATAAGTCTCATTTGTGGTGGAAGAAATCGTAACACGGATAGAAGTTGTGTCAACATTCGCATTTGGAAGAATAAATCTCTGATTTGGTTGAGAATAATCAATTTGGAATTGCTTTTGGAGGTAAATTCCTTCATAAATTTTCAATCTACTGAAATTTGCAAAATTATTTGCTCCAGTTGTTGCAACAAAGTCATCTGGAATAGAAAAAATGTAGTTACTTCCTGTTTGATTACCAACGGCAACCTGTCCAGCCTTCAAAGTTACAATTTTTGTGTCATTATCACCTAAGTCTACACTAAAATCAACAATAGCTTGAGCAGATCTTGTCGATCTGGGAACGTAACCAATGTTTCTAGCAAGAGAAACCACATTTTCACGCAATGTAGCACTGTCAAGGAAGCACTCATTGACTGCCATGTTGGTATTGTAAGCAGTAATGTAACTATTGTACGCTAAAAGATCAATTAGAGTAGAAAAGTTAGATCCTTCAAAGTCAAAATCAGCAAAATCACTGTTTACTCTGAGGTAATCTTTAATTTGGTTTCTTAGATCAGCGAAATCTAAGTTTGTAAACTGGTTAAATGACATTATACTCTAGTTGATTGAAGAATAAATTCTATATTTTGTTGAGGAAACTGCAATCCAGCAATAATGTAAGAAATTCTGACGTTCATATCAGTTGATTCCAAGTCATATGAGCAAACTACGTCAACATTTTTGATTCTAGGTTCGTAGTTTTCAAGTAAAAGCAGTATATCGTCTTCCAAAACCGCGGCAGTGTCGCTATCTTGTTGCTCAAATAGGGAATCCTCAAGAGGACTACCCAATAATTTCTGATAAAATCTTTCACCGACTCTTGTTCTTACCAAATTAGTTACAGATCGCTTAATTGCATCCTCATTTACAAAGACACCAATGTCATCTGTCACAGGATGGCGACTAAAAGACAAACTGATATCTTTGAAAGGAGTTTTATTGACAAGTTTACGATCTACTTTTGCCATTATTCACTTAAATTTTGTTTTCTTTTCTCATCATTAGCGTCATCACCAACAACTTCACGCAAAATTTTCTCATCATCTTCTGGTTTTTCGATAAAACCATCTTTAAAACCGCCAAATGGCGTATTTTTTAACTTCATTATGAGCAAATATACTAATTCAAATCTATTTAGACACAAAAAAAGACCTTTTGGTGAATCACCTCAAGGTCTTTGAATGTTTTTTTGTGGTTTTTATCCAGCAGCAAGTGGAGATTGACCAGAATTACTGTTAGCGGCAGCCTTTTTGCGTGCTTGAGCGCTCACATCATACTGTCCCTTTACCTCGCCACTCTTAAAACCAGCACTTTCTACGTTATGGGGAGCTAATCTTGGATCTGAATCTGCCATTTTTTGACCATTTTCTTTTTATTTATCGATTTGAGCTCTTAATCTGTCTGGGGATATACCCTCATTCATGTAAAAGTTTAATCTTTCCCTAGCTTGTTCCTTATTAAGACCTACATCTTGCTTCGGATCGTTGACACACCATCCCGATGTGCCTAATTCTACGACTTTGTACTTAACTTCCATTAGATAATCCTCGTTTTTTCGTGACCAACACGGATTTTTGGATCAATCCAAATTTCCATACCCGCTTCTTTAGCGTCTAAACAGAAAGATACGTCTTCTCCACACATATCTTGTACATCTCCAGACTCAAAGACTTGCATTTTAGGAGCAAACCAAGGATATTTCATCTCTTTATGCTCGAATACACCATTTTTGATTAACAACCAACCAAATCCAGTGTAATCAACAGTAAAAGGCTTGCGTCTACGAGAGATTGATTCAATAGTTTCGTGATTCATCACTCCACCATTCTTAGCAAAGTCCTCTTCTTCTAACCAATGTGCAACAGATGTGGTTTTTCCATCCTCTGTGCAGTACCAACCACCAGCAATGTCCTTTTGCATCCATACTAAACGATAGAACTTCTCTGTATCGAATACAATATCAGAGTCAATCCATAGTTGATAGTCATACTTTAATTTGCCATCCCAAGGAATCTGGTCTGGGCCTCTTAATACGTTTGCACCAAGGCACTTGCATCTTGCAAAGTTAACCATTGATGAATAATCTTGTGAGATCTGAATACTAGATCCGTTCTGAACAAGGTCGAAGCATAGTTGAACGAAGTTCTTTAAAAAGATATAAGATACTCCTCTACCTGGCAGACAGAAAACTATTGCTTTACCTTTGGCTAATGCCTTTGCCTCTTCTAAGTTAAAGTCATC